GTGTTTTAAAGATAGGAATCAAACATGCCGAACATTACCAAAGTCACCAGTCTGCAAGGCGAGACCGTCAACGGACAGGCCACGACAACGACAGCCTACAGCCTTAGCGGTGTGGCTGACGACACGGGCACCCCTCTCTACACCACGCTGAAAACCAACCTGCTGCTGGTGGCTAACCCGCACGCCAGCACAGACGCAGTCGCAACCATTAGCTTTACCCCAAACGGCGGCGCGGCGCGCAATCTTGCAGTCGTCACCATCCCTGCACAGGCCTCGCTCGATGTGCTGAGCGGCCCACTCTACGTCAACGCAAGTGACGCCCTAGGAGTAGCAGTCACCGGCACTAACGTGGACGTGACGGTTAGCTACGAGAAGTTGATGAACAGCGAGGACTAGCAACCATGGGACGCAAACATCAGTTCATCGGCGGAATCATCGGGGCCAGTCCGTTAGCGCCTCCACCCTCAATCGACGTTTTAGTCGTAGGTGGCGGCTCGGCTCGGACACGCCTTCTTGGGGCTGTGTCCTACGCGAGCGGCGGTAACGGGGGTTCTGTGGTCCGCAGGACTTCTTTCAGTGCTGAGTTGGATGCTGTTTACGCCGTCACTATCGGTGCAGGGGCCACTTCACTTAACGGCACCTCTAATATCGGCAATCACCTTAATGCGGACGGAGGTTCCACGAGTTTTGGGACGCTTACGGCTGCTGGGGGCGTTGGGTTATACTCAAACCACTTAGCCAATGCAAATTACACCAACAAGACCAGCGCCGACATTGACGGTGTGGTCAGCTCTTACAGCGCAGCGGCAGACGGGGGGTCGCTAAATACACGGGGTGCAAGAGGCTCAGGTGCTGGGGGTTCAGCGACAGGGTCTGTGCCGGGGGCGGCATACGGATATTCGGTAAACGGTACGGACGTGAACACCAACATCAGCGCGGGTGGGAACTGGAGCACATACGGATCCACCGCCAGCTCGGTATCCACCAGTGGCACACCTTATGGCCGTGGCGGGCAAGGGGGTCACAACGTCGCCTGTCCCGGCGGAGACGGGGTTGTTTACGTCGCGTATCCTACCTCTTCGATCAGCTCTTATGTCTGGACTGGTGCCACCTCCGACCTGACGCCAATAACGTCGGTTGCTGATTACACCGTCCTACGGATCACCGGAGACGGCAACTTTAGTGTGGCCGCATAGGAGAGCGATATGACAAAAGACATAATCACAAGCGGCGTCTTCAGCCTCGGGTCACTCGGCGGTGACGGGGCTTCAACCACACGTCCAACACGGCGCTGGGGTGGGATCACCGGGCGGTCTCTGGTGGATACCTCGACCGACATCGAGTACATCATCGTCGGCGGAGGCGGTGGTGGCGGTGGCTATCACGGCGCTGGCGGCGGTGGCGGCGGCGTACTGTATGGCACGGCAACGCCCACTACATCATTTGCACTAACTGTTGGTGATGGCGGTGCTCGCAACGCTAATGGCGGAGACTCTGAGGCGCTTGGTCTGACTGCGATTGGGGGCGGTTCTGGTGGCGCAGGATCTGACAGCGGCGGCGATGGTGGCTCAGGCGGCGGTCGTGGCGGCTGGACTGGTAGTTTTTCAATCGGCCTCGGGACTGCTGGCCAAGGCTATAATGGCGGTGATTTTATCCAAGTTATTGCCAGTCCACCCGCTGGCGTAGGCGGCGGCGGCGGCGGTGCTGGTGGCGTAGGCGTCGATGCAGGGTCCAATCGGGCTGGCTCAGGGGGCATCGGCCTAACAAACGCATTCCTAAACACGCTGCAATACGGCCAGTATTCTGGCGGAAACTACTACGTCGCTGGCGGCGGCGGTGCTGGTGGTTGGCAAAGTGAGAGCGTTTTGCAAGGTAATGGCGGCGTTGGTGGTGGCGGTCGAGGCGGCTACGGCAGCAGCACCAACTACCAAAGCGGCACCAACGGCTTTGGCGGCGGCGGTGGCGGCAAGCAGCAGAATACAAGCGTATCTGGTGCAGGGTCCGGTGGCTCAGGCGTTGTAATCCTGCGCTACCCAAGCACCGCTACGCTAAGCATCCCCTCAAGCTTAACTTACACGCATGATGACACGACAGTCGCAGGATTTACGATCACCACATTCACAGGTGGCACTGGTACTGTAGAGGTGGCATCCGGCGGCCTCCAAACGACCGGCGTGATGAGCCTCGCCGAACACTACCAAACAAAAATCTAAGGAAAGCAATATGTTAGACACGACGAAAAACTGGTACGCTAGCAAGACAGTATGGGCCGTACTGGTCATGCTGGGAAGCGTCGCGGCGCGCAACGCCGGGATCGACCTCGGGCCTTTTGAGGACGAGATCAGCGGCCTGATTCTGGATGGCGTCGCGCTTGTCGCTGGGGCTGTGGGCCTGTGGGGTCGCGTGGTTGCGACTACTAAGCTGACCGGCTAACGGAGATGACCGACGTGACTGAAGAAGAAATTGCAACAATCGCAAGGAATGCAGCGACGCAAGCAGTTGAGGAAACTCTGCGTCGATTGAATCTTAACGATGACGAAAGTGGGCAAGACGTGCACGATTTACGCGAGCTACTTTCGTCCTGGCGCAGCGCAAAGCGAACTATGTGGACGACCGTTGTTCGCAGCTTCACGCTGTTTGCTTTGGGCGCAATTGCTTTGGGCGTCGTTATGCAATTTCGCAAGAATCTAGGAGACTAAAATGACAGACAGTACCGAGCATCTGCAAGAGTTGCACAGCGCTTTGGCTAGTGATCTTCTTGCGCGTATTCAATCCGGCGAGGCTACCGCGCAAGAACTAAGCGTGGCTGTTAAGTTTCTTAAAGACAATCACATAGAAGCAATAGCTACACCGGATAACGATCTTGGGAAACTAATGGCCCACGCCCCAATCTTTGACGACGACGGCCCTGCAACATTTAATTAGGATTTTACCATGAGCCTTTACAAAAACATCAATGCTCGAAAAAAAGCTGGCACAAGCCGCAGTAAAAAAGACAGCACGGTGTCTGCTAAATCTTACAAGCAGATGAAAAACAAAACCGGCGGTTTTCGCAAAAAGTAAAACCCCGCGCCTGGGTGGAAGCGCGGGGTCAACTAGGGAGGAGGAAGCGACAAAACAAACCGTGTGGGAGAACACAACTTTTTAAGCGAGGCCTCTTAATAAACGTACGAAAGCGCATGAGATTTGTCAACGGATGTATTCAAAAAAGATTTTCGCAAGTTCCTCTGGCTTGTTTGGCAGCACATTGGTTTGCCCGACCCAACGCCAGTCCAGTACGACATAGCGAATTACATTCAGGGCGGGCCGAAGCGAAGCATTATTCAAGCGTTTAGAGGTGTCGGCAAATCATACGTAACAAGCGCCTACTCTGCGTGGATTTGGCTTAATGATCCTAACGCTAAGGTATTAGTTGTATCCGCAAGCAAAGAGCGCAGCGACGCCTTCTCCACGTTTACTCAGCGCATTATCTCAGAGCTACCTATTACGCAGCATTTGCAGCCGAGTATCGAGCAGCGAAACAGCAAGGTTGCCTTTGATGTTGGCCCCGCGACTGCAAGCCACGCACCTAGCTGTAAGTCTGTAGGCATCACGGGCACTATCACCGGGTCACGCTGCGATTACTTAATTGCAGATGACGTAGAGGTTCCGAACAACAGCGCGACGCAACTGATGCGCGACAAACTCAGCGAGCTAGTCAAAGAGTTTGACTCAGTGCTTTCGCCAGGTGGCCGCATCATATACCTGGGCACGCCGCAAACAGAAGACAGCTTGTACACGCGGCTGCAAGAACGCGGCTATAGCACGCGGATTTGGCCTGCGTTGAAGCCTAGTGAGAACGAGGAAGTTGGCTACGGTGGCACGCTTGCGCCGTACATCAGTCAGCTTGACGCCCCCGCTGGTAGCACCGTGGACCCGCATCGTTTCTCCGAGACAGACCTGGCCGAACGACAAGCAAGCTACGGTAAAGCCGGGTTTGCCTTACAGTTCCAACTCAGTACAAGCATGTCGGATGCTGATCGTTATCCGCTAAAGATGCGCGATGTTCTTTTCATGCCGCTTGACCCCGAGACAGCGCCAATGAGTCTGACGTGGGGTCCGATTGACGACCGCATGATACGACACGTGCCGAACGTGGGAATGAAAGGTGACGGCATGTACGAGCCTATGGCCGTCAGCACAGTCACCAGCCCGTATACCGGAAGCGTCATGGCGATTGACCCCAGCGGACGCGGCGCTGACGAAACCGGATACGCCGTCGTCAAGATGCTTAACGGCTACCTGTTCGTTCACGAATGCGGTGGGCTCAAAGGTGGTTACGACGAAGAGACTTTGGGCATCCTGGCAAGCATTGCAGAACGCAATAAGGTCAACGCGGTCATCACTGAGTCCAACTTTGGTGACGGCATGTTTACCGAACTGTTCCGCCCGGTGCTTCATCGTTCTCACAAATGCTTGGTCGAAGAGGTACGACACAGCAAACAGAAAGAGCGCCGCATGATTGACACCTTGGAGCCGGTCATGATGCGCCACAAACTTGTAGTGGACCCGAAGGTGGTCGAGACGGATTACCGCTCAGCTAACGCGTATGAGGCCACTCAAAGATTAAGCAAGATGCTCATCTACCAGATGACGCGATTGACCTCCGAGCGAGGCGCACTGCGGCACGATGATAGAATCGACGCGCTTAGCATCGCAGTGGCGTACTGGTCCGAACAGATGGCGGTGGATGAAGCAAAAGGTATAGCCCGTCAGAAACAAGAAGCTTTAGACAACGAGCTACGCAGCTTCATAAAGCTAGCGGGGAAACACGCGCCCCGGCCACGCTGGGTGGATACCTCTAGGTAAACATGGAGATTCTACAGACGTAGTGAGAACACGACGCTTATGCAGGCGAAGCAAAAGCTTGGCGATTGCGCACTGAAAGTCGTGCCAAAGAAACGAACATAAAAGAGCAGACCTTAAGGCTTAAGCTCTTAGTTTATACTTAGTGATTAAGCTTTATGTTTTATAAGGATTTTCTTTGGCTAGACTTTCAGTGCGCAATCGTCACGTTCTAGCTACGCCTGTATTACGCCAAGCTCCTGCTACGCCTGCACAAATCGCCATGTGCTTAAACTCGGGCAGAAGCTCTAAGTACCGGGGGTCAAACTAGGCGATTCTCGCGCTCATGTCAAATCGCTTTTGATACAAAAATGTGAACGCTAGTTCTAAGAGAGCGGCGCGTCGTGACCCCCCTCTGCCCCCCTGTTTGCATCTTGTTTTGCCCACGTCCCACGAATAAACCTAGCGATTACAGCACGGTAACACGCATTGTTAGTGCGTTGTGCATGCCGTGGGGCAC